CGAACACTCCCTTGTCTCGGGACGTGAAGCCAGTCCTTAACAACGTATCAAACATCACAACCAATAACATCGACTCCTTGTTTTTATTTAAGTAACTGATTGAAATTGCTCTTCTATTAACAAGGAAGGCTAGGACCACAAACACCGGTTTTGTTGCAAAATTGGATTAACTGTCAAGCGCTTTAATCAAACTCACACCATCGAGCAGTTCCAATAACACAACAAACGGCATGGCGACTAGCATCAGTCCCGCTTCAGGGTTCGTCACCATGCCACCGGTTTTGTGGTCATTTTGTTTTGTTCCCCCGTTTGCTCATATCACTCACTCCGTAAACTTCGTCATGAATTCCCTAACGACGTCATTCACATTCTTCCTCTGCGCCGCACTTATTGCTCTGATCACGTCGCGCTTGACGACCCCCAGCAATGTCGTAGCTCTTTTGAATTTCCCAAATATCGATTCAACGTACGCCAAAGGTGTGATGTTCCAAGCTTCCGTCATCAAAGCGACGTTCATCACCCCCTGCGATGTCATAGAGTCGAACACTGACTCAGCGTGACTCCTCAGGTCGAGGTCCAACAACTCAGCCAGTTCAGGATTTAAATCAGATCTATTGTCCTTCACCCAGTCAATCAAGAACGCGGTAGCTGTGTTCTCTCTCAAAATCGGGCCTGCCTTAACTATCCTCAAGGGAGTCCGAAAAGCCGACAACTTGCTTGGTCGCAACATCGTCTGAGTTGTGATCGCCGTAACAAACTTGACAGGCGTTTTGTACCTCCTAGCGTAAGTTCTTAATACAGCCAACCCTTCCGAGAAATGGTTCGCCCCCACAGACATCTCGAGCATTTGCAACGTTGCAACGCCGAGACCACCTAGTTCCCTTGGCGTGAATATGAACACTCCAGCACGGGACCTCATGTTTGCGAACGCGGAGTTGGCGTAGCCTGTCCATCTATACACTGCCTTCACGCATTCTTTGACATACCTATAGAGCGCAATCGACGGCAAATTCCCAGTATTGAGGGACCCTTGAGCCTTTGCAAATAACTCAGACAAATTCTCGGGAAGAGATTGAACTGGACTTAGGAAATCCGGTGCTATCTTGATGTACGCCTTGTTGCCCGGTGTGCAGTGAACCCCTTTTGCATATACTTCGTGGAGGAACGTCCCGCCAGTTGTCGACCAGATGGTTTTCTGCTTGTGAATCTTCCAACCTATCGCGGCGTATGTGTTCTCAACATGCTCCTTGAGTGTTGCTATTTTTGACGTCACGTGCTTGTAGTCGAATGGATCATCAACAACCATCTCAACTTTGCCTATCCCGTCATCGATTTGGACCAGCAATTCTGCAGGCAACAACATCAACCCATCTCTAGCTGCTCGCCTATATGCCAACGACATAACGTCACAATGCAACCACGTGTTCAACTTCCCATGGAACCCCTGAAAATCTCCCACTTTGTTCTCGTATTTGCCAACGAACCCCTCTTTTGACGTGCACACCGACACCCCCTCCGTTAGCCCGATGTAATTTACCAACTCTGGCTTGTCAAAAAATTCCGCAAACTGCTCGAGTGAAATTTTTCTCAACTTCGCGGGGAACCGGGGCGAGAAAGACTCCAAATCATAAGAAATCACAACAGGTGTGGTAATTTTGCCCACTGTGTCTCTTTGAATTGCAGCCGTGATCTCAATGTTCGCGTTTGTTATCCGGTGTATTGTCTTCTCAAGTTCCACCGGGTTCTTCCCTTGAACAAACCCTCTCTTCATCCTCCCCAGCTTTGCGATATTCTCTTCAAGCTCCGAATTGATGAGTCTCCGCGCCATTGGTGCCATGAAAAACAACCTGGAAGCCGGCTTGTGTGATTCAGGCTTCCATGCTATCTGCACCAGTGGGTCTGCATATTCCTCTGTTCGTGGCATTGCAGCTGAGACTTTTCGTGTGTCGTACCGTGTTTTGTCGAACATCATTCTTAAGATCATCGACTTTTCCTTCATCGGCATTTTCTCGACACCACCAGGGACCGAGTACGTGTGCAACCTATCAGGTGGTAAGGTTTTGTCTTTTACCAAAGCGTTGTAGTCTTCACCGTGGGAGTACCAGTGGAAGATCCCTTTCAACGGCCATCTCATAGCTAATTCATCCGAGATGAAAGTGAACCTGCCAGCCTCGTAATCATCCCACACCTTTTCCCCAGCATCGAGTGGAGGCTCCGGCATTTTGCCAGTCGACGAATGATGCACCCTGATCGCTCCACGCCTAATCTCGGCTATCAACTCTTGTACAATTGCGTCGCCACCGTCCACTGCTTCATCTCCCATCGGGTTCATAGAGTCGGAGTTTGCTTTTTCAGCTGCCAAACCGGCCGCAGGGCAAAAATCAGGAGCAGGAAGGATCTTGTATATCTTGCCAACCTCCATCGCAGGTCTACTCATCAACCCACTCATTATGCCCCTGTAGTTGTCAGCGTTCACGATGTCATTCAGCTCGGACGAAGTGTAGTCCCTATTCAGTGAATCAACCGCACCAACTGCTCTTTGTCCTAGAATCCTCATCTCCTCTAGGGTGTACAACTTGTGCAAAGCCTGAGCAACCTTGTATGCTGACTCGCCCCGTGCTCTGAACGCCCTGTTGATCACAAGGTCCACCATCTCTAGGGCTTTTTCCAGGACGTACCTGTTGTTCTTGTATCTGATGTGGAAGTACTCGAGAGTTGACGCTAAAGACGAGATCGTCTGGAACAGCGCGTTCATATGTCCACGAGCCATGAGCAGTATGGTGCCGGTTTGTTCCCCCAGTCCAACGAACACAAACAACCCATACACATAGTACGCGGTAAAACCGGGGTCCTCGAACACTTTGTTGAAGTTCAACCTGGCGGAGTCCATCTCTTCGAGCGCGTCTTCTCCCGACCTCCTCGCGGATTTTTGTACAAACTTCAGCGCCTCCGCGATGTCATTTAGCTTGTCCACTGTTTCTGGAACCGAATCAACTACGTCGTTCATGGTCTTGTCGAACTTGGCGGGGTTGACTTGCGTTGAAGGTCCCAACACGTGGAATGCTTCCTTGAGTTGCACTTTTATGACCTCGGCTGGCATCTGTTCCTTTGCTTTGATCTTTCCCTTCGTCATTATGTAGACGTAACGGTAGATCGCCTCTGTTCCTGCAGCCACGTAGTCAGCTTCTGTTGCGAGCTTCGCGAGCCACTCATTGCACGTCGTTGGTACGTTCCACCCAAGGTCTTCAGCCTCGCAGGATTTCACCAACTCCGCGTAAGACCTGTTGCCCTCCACATTTAACAAACCACCGTCATCTCCGATCATAGTTTCGAACACAGTTGGAAAGAAAACTGGAGCGTCATGACCAAGTTGTGAGAACAGCAAACGGGGGACTTCGGATCTAAAAGTAGGTTGTTTCCAGACACTCATGGTTGAAATACTCTGCTGTGACACAAGCGAGGTTCTCCCAACCGAAAACACCCACGGACTTGAGATCGCGGACATGCTAGCTGATTCACTAGTCGTAGCGACAATAGCGCAAAACAAAAATATGAAGATGATAAAATCGACATTTTTTGTGATGTTCCTGTTCATTAGCTCGTACTGGTCTCAGAGCACGTCCCGTGGAGTGT